AGAGAGGAGAGGAATATGAACTGTATAGGCTAGGTGATAGCGGTAAGGATAAGGATTACAAGGCATGGCACTTCACTAGCTTTGATAATCCATTGTTAGATCCAGCAGAGATTGAAGCTGCTAAAGGTTCGATGTCTAGCTTTGCTTTCAGACAAGAATTTATGGCTTCGTTTGAAGCAGCACAGAGTGATGTGTTTAAGCATGATTGGATAAAAATCAGTGATGAAGAACCTGACGAAGGTAGCTACTTTATGGCTGTGGATCTCTGTGGTTTTACAGATGCTACGCAAACGAATAAGCCTAAGAATACAAGACTTGATGAAACAGCGATAGCGGTTGTTAAAGTAAACACCAGAGGCTGGTGGGTTGCTGACATACTGCATGGTAGATGGGATGTCCGAGAGACAGCAGTAAGGATTCTTAAGACTGCAAAGGACTACAACGTAACTTGTTTAGGGATAGAGAAGGGCGCACTAAAGAATGCAGTGATGCCTTACATGCACGACATCATGCGTAGAACTGGATTCTTTCCTAGGATTGATGAACTAACACACGGCAATAAGAAGAAAGTAGATAGGATTGTTTGGTCACTACAGGGTAGATTTGAGCATGGAAGAATTGTTCTTAATGAAGGTTCATGGAACAACGTCTTTATTGACCAGCTAATGCAGTTTCCTGACTCAAAGACTCACGATGATTTGATTGACGCACTTAGCTATATTGACCAGATACAGACTGCTAGTTGGTCACAATCAATCGATGAAGAAGAGTATGAAGTTATGGATGACGTGGCAGGCTACTAATAGGATACTTGAAGATGAAATTTGACTCAGATACCACACCTCAGAATGCTCTTGTAGCGTTTGTGATGGAACGGTGTGACCAGTGGAGAGATCATAGAGATGAAAACTACTTAGATCGCTGGGATGAGTATGAGCGTCTATGGCGTGGAATCTATGAAGAAAGTGATCGAACACGATCTTCTGAACGGTCTAAGCTGATATCCCCTGCTCTACAACAAGCTATTGATAACAAGACATCAGAGATTATCGAAGCTGTATTTGGTAAAGGTCAGTTCTTTGACATTGTTGATGATCTACAGGATCAAGACAAGACAGACATTGAATTGATGAGAAAACAGTTACAACAAGACTTTGATAAAGATCGTATTCGTAAAGCAATAACTCACATTGTTACCCTTGCAGAGGTATACGGCACTGGTATCGGTGAGTTGGTTGTCCGAGAAGTCAAAGATTCTTCTCCAGCTACCAGACCTACAGCAGTTCCTGGTATGAATATGGTAGGTGTAAACACCACTAATAGAATCTCTGTACAGCTAAAGCCTATTAACCCTAGGAACTTCCTAATCGATCCTAACGCTACTAGCGTAGACGAAGCACTAGGATGTGCAGTAGAAGAGTATGTAGGTCGTCACAGCGTGATTAAAGCGATGGAAGATGGTGTCTATCGTAGGGTTTATGTCGGTGTTGCTTCTGAGAATACAGATCTAGAGCCTTCACAGGATGTAACTTACTACCAAGATGACAAAGTTTTGATGCTTCGTTACTATGGACTAGTACCAAAAGCATTGTTAGATAACCCTGATCAGACAATTGGTCCTGATGAAGAGTTATATTCAGAGATGGTTGAAGCTTTAGTGGTGGTTGCTAACGGTGAATCACTATTAAAAGCTGAAGAAAGCCCCTTCATGATGCAAGATAGGCCTATAGTGGCTTATCAAGCTGACATTGTTCCTGGTCGTTTCTGGGGTCGAGGAACGGCTGAGAAGGGCTACAACATGCAAAAGGCTACGGATGCACAGATTCGTAGTCATGTGGACTCTTTAGGGCTTACAACGGCTCCTATGATGGCTATAGATGCCACCAGACTACCTCGTGGAGCTAAGTTTGAGGTACGTCCTGGTAAGACAATCCTTACTAATGGTGCTCCTAACGAGATTTTACAGCCTTTAAAGTTTGGTAATACTGATCCAGGTAACATTCAAACAGCACAGTTGTTCGAAAAGATGCTCTTACAGGCTACAGGGACACTTGATTCAGCTTCATTACCTGGACAAGTAGCTGGTGGAGATGCTGCTTCTGCTGGTTTAGCAATGGCAGTAGCTGGTCTAATCAAAAAGAACAAGAGAGCACTAACAAACTTCCAAGATGACTTCCTAATTCCCTTTGTTGAGAAGGCTGCGTGGCGTTATATGCAGTTTGATTCACGTCGATACCCTGTCCAAGACTTTAAGTTCATACCAACAGGTACGATGGGTATGATGGCTAGGGAGTTTGAACAGGCTCAGATCATTTCCTTGATGTCTACACTTGGTCCGAACAGTCCTGTACTGCCGTTACTGCTTCAGAGTGTGGTTGAAGCCTCATCATTACCGAACAGAGAGACTATCCTACAGCAATTAGCTCAACTATCACAGCCTGATCCAGCAGCACAGCAGGCTCAACAGCAGGCTATGCAGATCCAAATGGCTACAGCACAGGCTGATGTACAGGAAAAGCAAGCAAGAGCACAGAAGGCCCAAGCAGAGGCTCAGAAGGCTATGGTAGAAGCACAGCTTATGCCTGAAAAGCTTAAAGTTGATGTTGTTCAAGCTGCATCAACAAACATTGATGATCCAAACAGAGAGTTTGAACGTCGAGTAAAGATCGCTGAACTGATGTTGAAAGAGAAAGACATTGATTCAAAGGTCAATATCGTAAGAGAACAAACACGTCAAGATGCAATGAATTAAAAAAACACTTGACAAATCTAAAAAAGTGTGGTAAAATTACAACATGGATGTAAAACTACAAAGATACTATGAAGCTAGATTCGATATGGTCTCATCAGTAGGATGGAAAGATCTTATCGATGATGCTGAGAAGATGAGAAAAGCAATAGCAGACATTACCAGTATTGATAGTGAAAAGCTATTGTATCTAAGAAAAGGTCAGTTAGATATCCTAGATTGGCTCCTGACACTCAAAGAAGTCTCAGAAAAAGTCTATGAGGATTTACAGAATGAAGGTAATGAATGATTTTGTGTGTTCGAACGGACACCATACAGAACTTTTAGTAGACCATACAGCAACTGAAGTACCTTGTCCGCACTGTACCGAGGTTGCTTACAAAGTACTAGCAGCACCTAAAGTAAAGCTAGAAGGTATTACTGGTGCTTTCCCAGGAGCTTATGATAAATGGGAACGCCAGCATAAGCAAGCACTAAAAGTAGCGCAGTCTAAGTCCTACTACAAGGGATAACTTAGACATTTTAACAATTCCTAACAATTGGGTTTATCCCGACTAGGAGAAGCAGATGGCTGAATTTGTAGATTCTATTGACAATGAAGCAGTTCAACAAGATGAATTTCAGGCTGAAGAAGCCAAACAACAACAGGAGCAAGTAGCAGAGGAATCACCAGCGATCCCTGAGAAGTACAAGGGTAAATCGATGGATGAGATTATCAAGATGCACCAAGAAGCTGAAAAGCTCATTGGTAGACAAGCTCAGGAAGTTGGAGAAGTTCGTAAGTTAGCTGATGAGTTGATCAAAAGGCAAATCACTCCTGCAAAACAAGCAGCACCAGCAGCCGTCGAAGATGATGTAGATTTTTTTGCCGATCCTGTTAAGGCAGTAAATAAAGCTGTAGCTCAACACCCAGCAGTGCAACAAGCTCAAGTAGCTGCTGCACAGGTAGCTAGGATGAACACAGCAAACAGGTTAGCTCAAACCCACCCTGACTATACTCAAGTGGTAACAGATCCTGAGTTTGCTGGTTGGGTGAACGAGTCACCAGTACGCCGTCAGTTGTTTGCAGCAGCGGATCAACAGTTTGATTTCGACTCAGCACATGAACTGCTTACTAACTTTAAAGCCTTGAAGAAAGTACGTCAAGAAGCGATAAAGCAAGCAGCAGAACAAATGCAAGAAGAAAACACTAAACAACTGAAGGCCGCAACTGTGTCAGCTCCAAGCAGTACAGGTGAAACGAGCAATAAAATATATCGTCGAGCAGAACTTATTCGGCTCCAGCTAACGGACCCTGAGCGTTATATGGCTAACCAAGATGACATCATGAGGGCCTATGCTGAAGGACGTGTTCGATAACTTAACTCAATTCTTAAAGGATTTTTAAAATGGCTTCAGCAGCTTATCCTGGAGGTAGTTCCTCCATCGTTAACAAGACCAATGCGGATAAATTCATCCCAGAGATTTGGTCTGATGAAATCGTTGCTTCTTACAAAAAAGCTCTTGTGATGGCTAACCTCATTAACAAGATGAGCATGAAAGGTAAGAAAGGCGATACCCTTCACATTCCAGTTCCCACCCGTGGCTCTGCATTCGCTAAAGCAGCTAACACCGCTGTTACGATTCAGGCTGATGTTGAGACTGAAGTTCAGGTGCTCTTGAACAAGCACTTCGAATACAGCCGCTTCATTGAAGATATCGTTGAAGTTCAGGCCCTGTCCTCGCTTCGTCGTTTCTATACGGAAGATGCAGGCTATGCACTTGCTCGTCAAGTAGATACCGATCTTATCCAGCTTGGTCGTTCCGCTAACAACGGTGCTGGCACTGCTGCTTATGCTAACGCATACATCGGTGGTGATGGTAGCACTGCTTATAATAGCGGTACGCCTAACGCTTCAGCATTGACTGACGCAGGTATTCGTCGTATGATCCAACGTCTGGATGATAACGATGTTCCTATGACAGATCGTTACTTGGTTGTTCCTCCTTCCAGCCGTAACACGTTGATGGGTATCGACCGCTTTACCGAGCAAGCTTTTGTTGGTGAAACCGCTGGTGGCAACACCATCCGTAACGGTCAGATCGGTGATGTGTACGGCGTTAAAGTGTTTGTTACGCCTCAGTGTGACACCGCTACTGGTTCAGCACGTATTGCTCTTATCTTCCACAAAGATGCAGCAGTAATGGCAGAACAGATGGGTGTTCGCTCACAGACTCAATACAAGCAAGAATATCTTGCTACGTTGTTTACTAGCGACATGCTCTACGGTGTTTCTTTGCTCCGTAAGGGTGATCTTGCTAGCGTACCAACCTCGATGTTCCCCATCGCAGTACCTGCTTAATTAAGCATAGGGGAGGCTAAACAGTCTCCCCTAATTACAAAGAGGTCACAATGGTCAAATTTCGTTGTAAGTTATCTGGTGTAGTACATGAGTTTGAATCAGAGTATGACATTAAACAGATGCGTAGACATCCTGATTATGTTGAAGTAAAAGAAGAAGAACAAAAACCTATAGAGAAGAAGGTCACGAAGAACTCTAAAGAGGGTTAACAATGCCTACCATTAAAATCAAGGGATCATCCACAGCTTCTTCTGTACCGTCATCGCTTGCGTTAAGAGAATTAGCCGTTAACGTCACGGATAAGAAGCTCTATGTTGGTGATGGCTTTACTGTCCAGAAAGTTGTTGGTTCTCTTGGTAATCAGGAAGCTAACGCTGTAGCAATCACTGGTGGCTCTGTTGTTGGTATTACTGACTTAGCAGTTGCTGACGGTGGAACTGGTGCATCAACAGCAGCACAAGCAAGAACTAACTTAGGTGTCACGGCTACAGGCTCTGACACCACTTATGCTTTTAGAGCTAACAATCTTTCTGACTTATCTAACGTATCTACAGCTAGGACTAACCTTGGTTTAGGTACGATTGCAACACAGAATGCTAATGCAGTTAGTATTACTGGTGGATCTGTCAGCGGTATCACTGATCTTGCAGTTGCTGATGGTGGTACTGGAGCAAGTACTGCTGCTGATGCAAGAACTAATCTAGATGTTCCTAGTAGAACTGGTAGCGATGCTTCTGGTACGTGGAACATTAGCATCACAGGTAACGCAGCTACCGCAACAAATGGTGTTGTTACGACAGGTAGCTACAGCAATCCTACGTGGTTAACATCGTTAGCATGGTCTAAGGTTACTGGTACACCAACAACACTGAGTGGTTATGGTATTACTGATGGTGTATCAACAGCAAGTACGTATAGTAACCCATCCTGGTTAACAGCATTAGCTTGGTCGAAGATTACATCAACACCTACCACACTAAGTGGTTACGGAATCACTGATGGTGTTGCTACAGGTGGTAGCTACGCAGATCCAACATGGATTACATCATTAGCTGGTTCTAAGATCACAGGTAACATAAGCGGTAACGCAGGTAATGTCACTGGTACAGTAGCAGTTGCTAATGGCGGTACTGGGGCTACTACTTTAACAGGTATCGTAAAAGGTAATGGTACTTCAGCATTCACTGCTGCTGTATCCGGTACTGATTATGCACCAGCAACCAGTGGTACTTCCATCCTATACGGTAATGGCTCTGGTGGCTTTAGCAATGTTACGATAGGTACTGGTCTAAACTTTGCTGCTGGTACGTTATCTGCCACAGGTGGTGGTGGCGGTAGTGGTGATGTTGTTGGTCCTGCCTCTGCTACTGACAATGCTGTAGCAAGGTTTGACGGTACAACAGGTAAGCTTATCCAGAATAGTGCATTCACTGTTAATGATAGCGGTGAAGTCATGGCTGGTACGTGGACAGCTACGGCTGTTAGTCCTTTATATGGTGGTACTGGACAGACTAGCTACACTAATGGCCAACTACTTATTGGTAACGCTTCTGGTGGTTTAACGAAGGCTACATTAACTGCTGGTTCGAATGTAACCATAACTAATGGTGATGGTGCTATTACCATCGCTGCTACAGGTGGTGGTGGTGGAGGATCATCAACGATCCTAGAGAATGATGTTGTCATATCATCTAGCTACACACTAACAGCAAACAAGAATGGACTATCTATTGGTCCTGTAACAATCAACACTGGCGTGGCTGTAACTGTACCTACTGATCAGCGGTGGGTTGTATTAGCTTATTGAGGATAAAAAATGTCTGCTATTAAAGTTCAAGGAAATGCTAGCGGTACTGGTACACACACGATTCAGTCCGCTAATACTAACTCTAACCGTACTGCTACGTTGCCTGATGCGGATACAACGCTTGGCTTCCTAAACGTACCTGTTAGCTCTACAACAACCACAATGGCTACTAGCGATGTTGGCAAGGTCATCTCTTTGTCAGCTGGTATCACCATACCTAACTCAACCTTCACTGCTGGCGATGTTGTATCGCTGTATAACAATACATCAGGTAGTCTAACGATTACGTGTACGATCACTACAGCATACATTGCTGGTACGAATACAGACCAAGCTACAGTGTCATTAGCAACCAGAGGTGTAGCTACTGTATTGTTTATTAGCGGTACAGAGTGTGTTATTACTGGTAACGTGAGCTAATTATGGCTGGTATCTTTGGTTTACTCATGAGTGGTGCTGGAGTAATAAAAGACCAGTACTTTAACTTAACATCACTACTCCTTCCTGGCAACGGCACTAACGGCAAGCAAAATAACGCATTCCTAGACACCGGCAATCCCGCTGAGTTCACCGCGTCAATTAGCGGTACAACCATGACGGTGTCAGCGGTTGCGTCTGGGACTATTAAGGTTGGTATTCGCATTTTAGGCACTGGCGTTACGGCCAATACAACGATCACAGCATTAGGAACAGGAACAGGTGGTGTAGGAACCTATACGGTCAGCGCATCACAGACTGTAGCAAGCACAACCATTACCTCTGATGGCTTTCCGATTACGCCCAACGGCAACACAACGCAGGGTACGTTCTCACCGTTTTCACAGACTGGGTGGGGTGGTTATTTCAATGGCTCTAGCCGTCTGGACGTTTCTTCTGCAACTGCTTTAGGTACTGGGAATATTACTGTTGAATTTTGGTTTTATCCTTCAACCACAACGACCTCTTATTACTGCTTGT